TAAATAATATCTGAAATCAGAACTATTTTCATCATCAATCAGAAATATAGTTTTATCTTTGCATCAGTTTATGATTTTATCTCTGATTTTCTTTACACGCAAAGTTACGGAAATAAATCTGAATACAGAAATAAACCAATAAGTAAAACTGAAAGATATTTTAAGAATGGATGCACAACAGATGGTTTTCAGAACCCACTGCCAAGCCGAGCGAGAGAAGCGAGATTTGGCAATCTTCAACGAATATAACGAGCTTATGTCCGTTGAAAGTCAGAGCGTGACAGGTGTTACCGAACACCTGATGAAGAAGTATGGAATTCACTCACAGTCAACAATCTATGTTATCCGCAAGCGTGTGGAGGAACGTCTTAAACGAGAGGAGGAAGCCGTATGAAACGAATAGCACAGTCAACCGCACGTTGGATTATATTCCTCGGAGTGACAGCGTGGTTTGGTCTCTCTCTATGTGTCCTTGCAGGAGAGGATGCCCCAAACTCCCCTTTGAGTCTCCTGATGTTCTTTGCAGTCAAAATCTGCGCACTCATCAGTCTTTTCTATTCAGGCAAGGCTATAGCGGTTTGCGAGCGTAAGGCTCTCTTTCCATCAATAGTAATGGCGATGATTAAGCTACTCGAAGAAGAGGAGGATTGATTATGAACGAGTATGCAGAAATAAAACAGAGCCTTGAACGCATAGAGCGTCTGACTATGATAGGCGCAAAGAGCGTATTAGACCTGCAAGAAGCCGCAGCCCTAACAGGGTTCAGCACAGGGCATATATACCGCCTGACATCATCAGGGCAGATACCCCACTATAAAAAGAACCGCAAGCTGTATTTCAAAAAGTCAGAGCTTGAAGAATGGATGCTTGAGCAAAAGGTTCTGACTGACAAGGAGCTAAACGGCAAAGCCGAGACATATATCGCAACTCACTAAAAGGACAGACAGATGAAACAGTTAACCGAAACAGCAGCAGAGTTTGATATATGGATTGCAAACAATTACGCAATCATTAAAGAACGCCTAATCTTATCAGGGTCTTACGATGATGACACGTTCCATGACTCTTATTTGACGGTGTTTGAGGGGTTGAAACCTGAAATGAGTATAAACCATTACTCTCGCTTATTTATCAAGACATACCGCCAATTACGCAAAAAGAAGTTAGCGCAGTCTTTCCGCACGGTCAATCTGTCAGAGATATTCTTTCAGCTTATCTCTGATGACGCACAAACGAAGGAACAGACATCATCAGAGCCGAAGCCGACCGTCAGCCAAAAGGACATCATCTTCTATGCGAAGAGCAGCCTGAACGCTGATGACTATAAGCTATTCAGTATGCGGTTCTTAATGGATATGACCTTGCAACAGGTGGGAGATTATCTCGGGCGAAGCATTTGCTTTGTCAGTAAGAACACAGACCGCATCAGGCGACACATCAGAACACATTTCAATTCATTCAATAACCATTTAACAGCAAGAACAATATGAAACTGAAAGTTTTCACTATTGAAGACCGTGTTGACCGCACGGCAACAGGTTTGCGCTCTGTCAGCGTCAGGCGCAAAGGCAGACAAGTGACGCTATCAAGACGATTCGTAAGCGAGGAGAACATCAAGAAAGATGATACCACATTTGCCTTGCTCGCCTTTGATGAGGACAGCAAGCAAGATTGGTATCTGACTATCGGCAACCACCGCAACGGTTACAAGATCAACGGCCACGGTGATAAATCAGGCAAAGGATTTACCCTTTATTTCTGCGTGGGTAAGGTCGCAGGGGAACTCCTTGACACTTGCAAAATCAAAGAGTCAGGCACATTCCTTGTCGCTGAGAATCCGACCGAGTTTTTAGGAGAGACTTGGTATAAAATCATCACGGCAAAGCCAATAAACTCAAAATAACATCATCTTATAAAAACCACACAATGGAGAATGAAATCATCGAAATCCGCCAGTCTGATATGCTGACGGCAATCAACCGAGCAGAGGTGGACATCCAAATCTCCACCGCCAAGCAGTACCCACGTGAGGTATCGCGAGTGTTAAATCAAATCAAGACCTATGCCACAATGGATATGGAAACGGCAGAGGATTGCTTCTATGCACTCCGCAGGGGAAAAGGCTCTGACGCACAGGTCATCGAGGGCATAAGCGTCCGTCTCGCTGAAATCATTGCAGGGGCGTGGGGCAATCTCCGCGTTCAGACACGCATCATCGGCAATGACGGTAAGACCATAACCGCACAGGCTGTCTGTCACGACCTCGAAAGCAATCTCGCTGTCAGCCTTGAAGTGAAGCGCAGAATCACTGACAAAAACGGTCGCACCTATTCAGAGGATATGCAGGTCGTAACAGGCAATGCCGCATCAGCAATCGCCTACCGTAACGCTGTCTTAAAGGTTGTGCCGAAAGCGGTAACCAAAAAGGTTGTCAACGAAATCAAGCAGGTGGCTCTCGGTCAGTCAATAGACCTTGAAACTCGCCGTCAGCGTCTCGTTCAATACTTTGCACAGATAGGCGTAACGCAGTCAGAGCTGCTCGCTTATTGCGAAGTGAAGACGGTTGACCAAATAGACACCGAAATGGTGTTTGAGCTGCGAGGTCTCGCCAACGCAATCAAGGAGGGAACGACCACCGTCAAAGAGACCTTCAAGAGCAACACCGCTGACAGCAGAAAAATCGCTGAGGAAGCAAAAAAAGCAGCCGAAACCAAGAAGCGCAAGGTTGATGACGCTATGAGTAAGGCGACACAGACCGCAGCCCCTGACACTCCCAAAGAGGCGAATGCCGCCGCAGCCATTGACACCACAACAGGCGAAATCATCACGGTAACAGAAGACACAACCGATAACAAATAACAGCTATGGAAGTTAAGAACGAAAACATCATCAGAGCCTATAATGCGGCTGATGACAGCGGAAAGGCAATGCTCTGTGCTCTATTCCCTGACCTTGACCTGAAAGGGTCGCAAACAGAGCAAGACAACCGTCCTATCACGGAGCGAGTGAAAACCCTTGATGACGCAATGAACATCATCGGTTACGGACACCCCTTTGTCAGTCAGTATTTGGCTATCACCACAGCAACCGTGAATGAGGCTGCAAAGACCTGCGCTGACGCAAAGGCATTTATGGCTCTGCGCATCATCTGCGCTGCCCTGAACGAGGGTTGGGAGCCTAAATTCACGGAAGATGAATGGCGTTGGTATCCTTGGTTCTGTCTTTGGACGGAATATGAGCTGTCAGAGAAGAACGAGGAATGGAAGCGCGACCGCTCCCTGATTAAGTTAGGCGACTATCAATCAGGATATACTGGCTTTACTTATGCGGACTCGTATGACGCTCCCTCGACTTCGAGTTCGGGAAGCTCTCATCTTTGCTTACGCAGCAAAGACCTCGCCACGTATTGCGGAAAACAATTTACTGACCTGTGGCTTGATTTCTATCTTATCTGCAAGTGAACATCATAGAGAGAGGGTTTCGACCCTATCGCGTCATCTAACATCCTAATGGAAGCGAACCACACACGTAGCATAAGAATGAAAACAACGAACCCTGCTCTCGCATCATTCCAACCGAGAGAACTCATCGCTGAATTAAGAGCGAGAGGTTACAAGGGAACATTAACCTACACACAAGAAATAAAGTTATGAGCGTAACAATCATCAGACCCGCAGACCGCAACGAATGGCTGCAACACAGAGAGCAAGGTATCGGCTCATCGGAGGTCGCAACGATACTCGGACTCAATCCGTGGGAAACCCCATATCAGCTATGGAGAAGAAAGAAAGGGCTTGACAAGGGCAAGAGCGAGACTTTTGCTATGAAAGCAGGTCACTATCTCGAAGATGCTGTATCAATGTTTTGGCACGATGAAACAGGTCGTGATATCATCAAACGCAGCGCAGGGGATTGGCTTATGGTCAACACCGAGAAGCCGTTTATGCGAGTGTCGCCTGACCGCACTTATTGGCTGTCAGGTATGCCGCATAACAACGCCAACAAGGGCATTCTCGAATGCAAGACCACACAGATGAGGGTTGACCCTGATGACCTCCCCAAATATTGGTTCTGTCAGGTTCAGTATCAGCTCGGTGTGGCTGAATACGAACAGGGGTCTCTCGCTTGGCTAAGTCAGGGCAGAGAGTTTGGCTATAAAGACATCAGTCTTGTGCCTGACTTTTTCGCTTGGATTTGCGAGGAAGTGACAAAATTTTGGATTGATAACGTGCAGGGGAACATCGAACCCGAAGCGCAGTCAGTCGAAGACGTGCTGTTACGATACAACCGACACACTGACGGCAAGATATTGGAGGTCAGCGATGACATCTTCACAGCTTGCAATGACCTGAAAGCACTCAAAGAGCAGATTGGGAAACTCGATGAACACAAAGAGGAGCTTGAAACCAAAATCAAGATGTGCTTTGCAGACGCAGAAGCAATCAGCTATGGAGGGCAGACCATCGCCACTTGGAAAGCACCGAAGCCGTCAGAGCGTTTTGACGCTAAGGCTTTCGCCAAGGCACACCCTGACCTCGCAAAGGAGTTTACAGCGGTATCGCAGGGGACAAGACGCTTCCTTCTGAAATAAGCGTCAAATCATCATCTGACAGAGAGAACACACGGCAATGTATACGGTAAGCAATTCTGATATGGGTTACATCATCAAATACATAGAACTGATGATTGAAAACACCGACCCTCATTCACGCAGTCTGCGGACACAGAACAATGTCCGTATGGCTAAAAACCTTGTCGAAAAACTGAAAGCGAAACAGCCGTTTTCAGCGTTCTCTTTGCCTGATGATATCAAGAAAGCCCTGCGTTAAAAGTGCTTATAATGCAAGCCAAATAGCCGAATAATGAGAAAAGAAAACATATATATAAAGCACCATAAATGGGAGGGTCAGCCGAAAGGAAACCCAACGCAAGCTGTTAGCGTGGTTATCCCTGCCTATGGTGCTTTTGTCATATCCAAACAACAGCAATGATTACATTAAGAGAGAATCAGACAGAGCCGATAGAAAAGGCTATCGCATTCTTTCAGGAGCGCAATCCGAAGCCGTCATTGATTGTGTTGCCAACAGCGTGGGGAAAGTCTATCCTGACCGCCTTTGTCGCCAAGAACAGCACAGACAAGATGATAGTATTACAACCATCGAAAGAGCTGCTTGAACAGAATTATCTGAAATACTCTGCACTCTGCGATGACTTTTGTCTAAATGCCGGCATTTACAGCGCGAGTTTCGGTCGAAAAGAC